CAGAGCCTCATGGCAGAGCTTGGTCGTTCGCCCTTCCCATGCAGCGCGTGCATTTCCTCACAAAGCCGTCGTGTGGGAACCATCGCATGCCCGCGTCGATCTTGGCACCAGTTGGGCCGTTTGAGCAGGCCGGAATGCCATTGATGACGAAATGGGCAGAGTCGTGGTGTAGGCTTTGCATCCATGCGCCTGCGGGCGTTGAATGCAGCGTTGAATGCTGCGGCGTTTTCCCTTCTGTCGCGGGCGTTGAATGCGGCGTTGAATGCTTCTTTCTCGTATAGAAAGCGATGCTCCTAACCGTGCCGTCTGGAATCCTCAAAACCTGCGCGATTGCGCTAAAAGTCTTGCCCTCCTTTCGGGCAGTGACGATGAACTCGCGGACTGGCAACGGGTAGGCTTTCATGCGTTGAGGGATTCGAGTGGGAAGGCGGCGAGGATTGGTTCGGCTATTGATTCAGCGGCCACAGACAGCATTGTAGCCACCTCTATAGCGTCTCCTTTTTTGTTCCAAAGCATGACGGCTTCGTGCATCTGTAACACTTCGGAAATCGCCGCCCTTGTGGCCTTCCACCCGGCCTCTGCGTTGCCTGCGCATGAGGCGATGAATTTACAGCTATCTGGCACGCCCTCGGCCTCAATGCGGTAATAACCACCATCCGCATGACGACGAGCCTCATCGTCGTCAATCTCGCATCGTGAGATCACAGAGCAGGTATCATATTGCCAATCCCCCGGCGTCCGCTTCGCAGCGATGTCTTCGAGGAGGTACTTTAGGTGCGCGTCGATGGCGCGGAGGCGGTCGAGTTGGGCGGGGGTCATACGAGTGGGAGGTTGTTTCCGTGTCCGTCTGGTTTCAGGTTTTCGTGCATTAGCCGCTCCGTGATGAACAGAAGCGCGGAAGAGAACGTTTTGAACTCGGTCGCCGTTCGGTTGCGTTCGTCCATTGCAAGCCACTCGCAGCCAGAGCCGCGAAGCCTGAAAGCTCGTCCGCGCTTGGTTACAAAATCCCAATGCCCGTAGTTGCGATAGACGACTTGGAAAGACTCGACGGTGTTTTGGTTGGTCATGGCTTGAGGAAGGGTTGGAGTTCTGGCAAACTGCCATCGCAAAGCATTTGGTGAATGTTCTCCGCGTGAAACTCGGTCACGTCTGAGTAGTGAACAGGAATGAATCCGCCCTCTACGGTGGCCTCGTGCCCGTGCTGATAGCCTGCCGTATAGGCTCGAATGAGTGAGACTTTGATAGCCTCGCGCATGGCTTCGTCACGCTCGCGTTCGAGCTTGCGGGCGAAATTTGAATGGACGATTTCGCCGCGATAACCCTCCCAATCTTGCATCCAGCAAGCGGCATCCGTCTCCGGCGTTGGTTGAATCTCGGTGCTCATCGTTTCTCCCTTCGTGCTTTCTGCATTTTGGCCTGTTGCTCCGGGCTGATAGTCCGGCGCGATTTCTTCCCGCCGTTGCGGCCGATTTTGGCGAGGTATTTTTTGACGGCTTCTTTCACGATTTGAACTTAACCCGCTTTCGCTATTAGCAAATGTTATTTTGCAGCGCACGCGGGACAGTTCGCGACAAGCTCCGTTCCGGCGTTCAAGAGCACCTTTTCAGCGCCGAGACAGCGCCCGCAGGTCTTACTTGGCGAAACGTCGCTGCCACTCGATGAGGAAGGCGCTAGTTGTCTCGCCGTCGCCGGAAGCATATCGACAACGGCACTTTTCAGCCTTGGCGCACTCGACAAAGAGGCACCCAGGCTCGTAATCGAGTCGTGGCCGTTCACCCTCTCGGCAGACGGCGCTAGCGTTGAATTGGTCGCGGATTCGTTCATAATAGGTCATCTTAGATTAGGCTGTTTTGTGCTGTTCGGTTTGACGGCGAATCGTGGCGATTAGACGCGCGACAGATTGGCCGACCTGCTTTGTCGAAGGTCCGGGCAAAACCAAAGGAAAGGGGATCGTCAGAGGCTTGTTCATGGTTCGCGAAATTGGAAGATTGAGCCAAGGAACAGAAGCGGAAGCTCCCAGTGACGTTTCCCGCCCCGGTTTTTCTCACACCAGAGATTTCGCTTTCCGTCGTCAAAGCCCGTTTCGGCTTCCTCGTCAGCGAACTTCTTGAGCAACATCACCTTGTCAGCGTCCTGCCCGATCGCCCTACTTTCGCGCAGTTTGCCGCTGTCGTTAAGCTGCGAGGCCGTCAGGATCACTTTACCCGTCCGGCGCGCCAAACGCTTCTGCCGGCGACTTATTGAGGCAAGAACGCCCTCCCGCGTGTCAGACTTCCGGGCGCTAGTGTCCTCCATGAGTTGCAGGTAATCGACAACCACAACCTCGGCGTCGCTTCGCTCGATGTCGGCGAAGATGTCCGTCGCGGTCGCGTCCTCTACGTCCACAAGCTCGATTGTGGAGCCTCGTTTGATCTTTGCGCAGGAGGCCGTTAGCGACATCATTTCGCCTTGCGTGAGGTCGCCCCGGTAAAGGTTGCCGTTATCCACGCGGGCATTGGAGGCCAAAAGCCGCAAGGCCTGCTCGTTGTGCGGCATTTCCAGAGGATACCAACGCACCTTCCGGCCCTCCTCGGCTGCATTCTCGGCGAGGTTCTGGATGATGGTCGATTTTCCGTCTCCCGGCTCACCAGCGAAAACCCAAACCTGCCCGGGCATCATGCCGCCCGTGTGCCGGTCGAGAGTCGGAAAGCCCGTGTGGATGCCCGGAAGTCGGCCAGGATTCGCGGCGCGCAGCTCAATTTCGGCTAGAAGCGGGTCGATGGCCTCGCGCAAAGACACGCTCTTGAGCAGTTGTCCCGGCATCTTCCCGGCCTCCTCCATGATGCCCTTGATGTTGTCGAGCGTTTCGGAAACCTCGCCGTCACGGGCTTGCAGGAGGTAATGCAGGCTTCGCGCGTGGGCCTCGATGTGCTTCCGCTGGCTGTAAAGCTCGCGCAAAACTCCCATGTAGTGCCCGAAATGCGCCGGGATGGTCAGGATGGAGTAAAGGTCTGAAATCGCGCTCGCGCCCCCTACGGCTTCGAGCCTGCCTTGCTGGCGCAGCCTGTGCGTGATGCTGATAGGCTCGACCGGATTTCCGGCGAGGAGTTCGTCCACCATCGTCACAAACACTTGTTGGTGCGCGGAATGGTAGAAGATGGCCGGGGGCGTTACATGCAGACTAGCGGCGAGTCGCGCCGGTTCCTGCATAAAGGTCGAGAGAATGGCGCGCTCCGCTTCTTCCGAAAAGGGTAGGGGCTTGTTGAGGCTTGCGAGCAGTTCTTCTGCCGTCATGGGTTTTTGTGGGATCATAGGCAAGAAGCGTGTTTGGTTTTTTTGGGCTGCATCGAGAACAGGCTTTTCTGGCTGGGCAGGTATCCCGATGACTTCCAGCTTCGCATGGTGGCTTTCCAATCCTTGATGGAGCTTGTTCCGTTCTTCCATCCATTGCCTTCCCACTTGTAGAAGCATGCTTCACCGTCTGAAACGGGTTGTCCTAGTTCGAGAGCAAAGGCTTTAGCCTCATCGAGTGTGCATTTCCTTTTACTTGGTTCTGGTTCTGGTTCTGGTTCTGGTTCTGGTTGCAAGCTTTTGGTTTTCTTTTGCTTTGCATCTGGTTTGCTTTTGCTTTTTTTCGGCCTTCCTCCCAGTGAACCGTTGGCGGAAAGCACCGCTTTTTTGCGCTGATAAGCCGCAATTTCGGCTTCACAGCGAGTATGTTTCCACGATCCATTTTCCAAAAAGAAGAACTCAGAAAGCACGCTGGAAACCAAATCGCTAAACTCTTGGAAACCTAGGCGTAACCTTTTGCAAAGCTTTTGGTTATCGTCGGGAATTGGCGCTTCACTGCTATAATACAGGTCGAGCAACCGGCGATAAACCAAATCCTCCAACGGCTCCAAGTGGGCAGTGTCGAGCATGTAATCGCCCGGATGAAAAGGGTAGTGGTGCATAATCTTAGCCGTTAGCGGTCAAATCGTCGCTCTCGCCCTGTGGGACGCCTCCAAAGTTGATGAGGTCGAAAACCTCGCGCTCGGCTTCAAGGCTAGGAAGCTGGGCCTCGGTAAAAGGAAGTGAGTTCATTTTAAAATACCGCTGCCGTGGCAATGGTAGATCGTGATAGCGCACCTCATCGAACAACATGCCAAACCACTCGCCAGGAACAGCCAAATCACCCTTGAACCACTCCAAAATAGTCGTCATGCGCTGCTTCCCGTCAATCACGGCGATTTCATCACCCCAGCCAGCCGCGAAACGGTCGTTCACAACAATGGACGGGATAGGCACGCCAAGAAGCAGCGAGCGAATCAAGTTCACCTTGCGCTTGTGCCCCCAAACGAGGCCGCGCTGATAGGGTGGACTCAAAAGCAGATGATCCTTTTCGGACCAGTAGAGAATCACGTCACACGGGCGGTGCGTGGAGGATAGTCGGAGGCGTTCAAGCATGGATGAAAACGGCCCCGCCCACGAAACGAAGGCTGGAAACCGTGTTACGCGGTGTTCCTTCGAGTGTGGGCGGGATTTGAGTTTTCGTTTTCATGTAACAAGCCGTTTCCAGTCGGCAATCGTTTCTGTGTATCTCTTGGCGTGTTAGCAAATGTTATTTTGCGCCATCATGAAGCGTGCTTGTTGAAGCCACGCCAGACCGTCCGGGGTCGCGAAGTATTCCTTTGCGTCGCGGTTCAGCTTCGCGAAGCCAGCCGCTACCAGCTTGCCTAAATTCGGCAGGTTAGACGGCGGAACAGACCGTTCGCGCCATGTCTCAGGCTCGCGCAGAGGAACCGGGGATTCAGCCAGAACGGCCAAATCGGCAACGGCTCCAACGCCCAGGCCTTTGCGGTAGATGCCCGCTCGCTTGCTTTGTTGCAGGAAGTCGTGAGGGGTCATAGCTCAAAACGGAATGTCGTCCTCCTCCATGTTGCCGTGAATCTCTCCACCTTCGGGTTGTTCGCGGCGAGGTGGCAGCTTGCGCTTAGGCTCCGGCCTGCCGTCGCCTTCGTGCTTCGGCATGAACTCCTCTTCTGGCAGCGTCAGGTTGCCGAGAATAGGAGCTTGCACGCCTTCGGATCGGGCTTCCTTCGGGATGTCCTGCGACACAAAATGCGTATCGCCATACTGGCCTGTGCCGTTTTTGTTCGGCCACGCGACAAGGTTCAGGTACTTGCCGTTTTTGCCCGCAAAGATGTATTCCTTGAGGATGCGCGTGACGTTGATCTTGATTTTGATGGGTCGTGCCATGTTGGTTTGTGCTGTTTCCTGATGTTAGAGGGACTGAATGGTTACTTGGCATCCGCACGGCTCCCCCTTGCCTGCGTAGCACTTCGAGACTTCGAGCATGGCCGTTTGCGCGTCATCGTTCCAGACGATGCCGGTAAGGGCATCCTCCGTCGATCTGGCGAGCTTGAGCGCGTCCGGCTTAGTCGTGTGATACAGCGGCGCGGACGGCTTCAAATCGCCCTTGCTGTTGAAGTGCGCTTTCGGGCGCGGCATCACGAAATCAAAGCGAACGCGAAGAGGTCCGTTGAATTGCATTGCCAACAATTCTGCGCGCATTTTTGCGGAGCCAACAATGCCCACAATGGAGCGCCAGTTTTTGTTCCGCTCGCCTGCCGCGTCGATGAGGATAGCGCGACCTGTCTTTTTGCTGTGACCAACAAAACGCTTCGAGCCGCCAGGAGCCGGAATGCCCGGAACGAAAAAGGAGATTTTCACGCTAGCACCTCCTTGGAGCACTTTTCCCACGCCTCGGGGTTCCATTTGCCGGTGAGAGGGATGGAGCGGTTGATTTGATAGTCACGCATCAAATCAGCCCATCGGTGGGTTGATGGGCAGTTGGACAGCAATGCACCGTCCGAATAAACGTGAGTTATTGATCTCCACTCATGCGCTGCCCATGAGTTCGCCTTGAGGATACTGCCGGGAGGAACATCGCTAGGCCCAAGCGGCACGGTTTCAGGCTCGGCGTAGGGGTCAACGGCTTGAGTGTTTTCGAGTTGATCCGCAAAGGCGCGGATTTGTTTGGTGATGTCGTGGATGTTCATTGGGCGGATTTGGTTTGGATGTATTCTGCGAGGTGTTTGGCGACTTGATCGTCAAGACGCCAGTATTTCGGTTCAGGTGCGAAAAATGGCAGCGTGGAGGCAATAGCACCTTGCCAGCGGCGTGTACTGCCGTCCGGGTAGAGAGCCTTCGATTCGCCGACTTTCGAGACGCAAAACGTCGCGCCCTCAATCGTGAGTTGCATGCCGAAATCTTCGAGTGGAGTTGAACGCTCTGAAAGCTGCATAGCGTAAGGCCAGCGGCGGTTTTCACGGATGGACAAGTAACGGCATTTGCCAGAGGCGCTGATGCAAACGACGATTCGGAGCATATCGGGGCAATCAAACTCATTGATGATATAGGGAGCGCCTACTTGGAAAGTGTTCATGCTTCGGATTTAAGTTGAAGTTTCGGCTGCATTTCGGCTCGATAAGCGCCGTATTCGACAATGAAGCGGTCGAGTGCCGCCGTGAGCTTGTCCGTAAAGTCGTCGCGATGAACGACGAGATGGAAGGGCGCGAGGCCGGGGAAGAACGAAAAGAAATGCCACTGGTTCAGTCCCGTGACAGCCATGCCGCCGTGCACCTGGGCCTTGTATTCATCCGGCAAAACGCCTTCCTCGATGTATGCCGCGTGCGTGTAAGGCGAGGGGCATTTCAGTTCGAGGCCTGCGACGTATTCGCCGCCGTCCTTGATAAGCGAATCAGGCGAGCAGCCGACAACATGCTGCCAGTGTTCCGAGGTCACAAACGCCACCTGTTCGGTAACAAGTCCCGTGTGTTCCTCGAAGGCCTTGCGGGCCTCGGGTTCGAGTTCTTGGCCGCGCTCTGTCCACTTGTTGCCCTCGAACTTCGCATAGTCTGGCGTGAAGCACTCGACCAGTAAGTCGCGCATGTATCCTTTTGCCTGCGCGCTATACTGAGCCTTAGCGGGCGTGATGATCCGGCCAAACTGCGAAGCCGTCGCGCGGCCTCGGCGTAGCTCGAACCACTGTTCCGAATTTTGTAAAAAACCGCGATGTATTTTCATGGCTGCTCAAACCCTCCTTTCGCTTTTGACCACTCAAAGCCCAGCGCCTTAGCGCGCTCGTTGATGGCGCGTTTCAGCATGGTCTGTTTTGCGCCCGTAAAATTGCGGTTCGCGTCTTCGACAAGGCTTGTCAGCGTTGCCGCGTCCGTCGTTTCGCCAACGGTCGCGAGCGTGTCCGTAAGCAGGATGTCGCTTTCGTTCGGCTCGTCGCTGGGCTGCTCGGTGAACTCCGCCTCGACCACTTCCGGCGCTTTTTCGGGCAGGCCGTTGAACGGGTCGAGAGGTTCCGCGCGGGCAGCTTTCGGAGCTTCGCGTTCAGGCAAGACAAGATCGTCGTCTTTGTCGAGAGCATCGCGGAACTCGGCAGACAGAGGCAACCACTTGGCGAGGCGGCGGAAAGCCGTCTTCTTTGCCATTTCGTTGTAGTCGGTCTGCCAGGGGCCGGAATTGCCAGCGCGTGAACGCTTGCGGATGGCCTCGACTTCCTCCTTGTGCATGACCGCAACAAAGGTTTGCCCGTCCTTCGTGACAGCCAGCGCATAGACGGCATACATTGCGCCGCGAGGCTGCTTGAAGTCGATCTTGTGTGTTTTGATTTCGCCAAGGTCGTAGGCGAACTCGTCGTTCTCGCACACAATGTCAGCGTGCAGCTTGGCAATCAGACCGGAGCGCAAGGCAAGCTCTGCAATGCCCTTCCAATCGAGAATGAGCGTGCATTGATTGCCGTAGGGGATCAAATGCGCCCGCCGTCCGTCAGGCTCAAGGCCAAAGGCTGAAAGGTCGAGCAGGCAGCGGAAGAAACTTTCCTGCGTGCATTCCGCCAGTTTTGGCGTGCGCGTCAGGGCCGTAAGGGCAACGCGGCAAAAGCGTTCTGGCGTCAGGTGTTTAGGCAACGCGGCGGCGAATTGCTCGCGCATCCTGTCGCCCGTCAGCAGGGCTTTAAGCTCCTGCGTTTTGGTGGTTAGTTGGGTGCTCATCTTTGGGGATTACTTGCGGTTGTCAGTGAGAATTTTTGCAGGCGAAAGCACCTTGCCAATGAAGCCGGAAAACCACGAATCGATTTCCGTCAGGGTGCCGCCCCGCATTGCCGTCAGGGTGCCGCCACACATTGCCGTCAGGGTGCCGCCCCACATTTCCGTCAGGGTGCCGCCACACATTGCCGTCAGGGTGCCGCCCCGCATTGCCGTCAGGGTGCCGCCACACATTGCCGTCAGGGTGCCGCCCCACATTTCCGTCAGGGTGCCGCCCCACATTTCCGTCAGGGTGCCGCCACACATTGCCGTCAGGGTGCCGCCCCGCATTTCCGTCAGGGTGCCGCCACACATTGCCGTCAGGGTGCCGCCCCACATTGCCGTCAGGGTGCCGCCACACATTGCATTGATGACCATACTATGAGCGCATTCGACCTTGGCGGTTGGAGCAATGACAAACTGCCCACCAATCAAGAGCTGCACATCGCCCGTGACGATGATGGACTTAATATAGGCGAGCATCTTAGCCGTAACGGCCTCCTTCATTTCAGCCGTAAACCACGAGGGGGTGCGTTCTTCGTCGATCTTGAGCTTGTAGGTATCGGGTAGATAAGCCTGATCTAGGGACGGCGGCGAGAACTCGACGCGCGCAAACTTGAGCCTCGCGTCGTCTTTGAGTTTGTGAATTGTGATAAGTTCGGAATGTGATTCCGTCCATGGCGACATGAGAAGCTGAAAGCCTCCCTTGTTGCGCGGTTCTTTAACGACGATTGCGGATTTGAAGTTACACATGGTAGGTGCTGTTTTGTGCTGTTAAATGGCGGCGATTGCCGCCAAAATGATGTTGATGGGGGTGGGCAAATTGAAAGTTGCCGCCCACTCCGTATGCTCGCCCGCGTGGCAAAGGTCGAGACAAGGACGGCCATTGTCTGCGCGGTATTGAATCCCGTGGTTGCCACGGATGAACAAAAGGTTGTTCGCGCTGGCAATCGAAACGCCTTTGCTCGTAGTCTCTCGCTCGATCTTGCCGCCCGCATACTTCCAGCCCGTCAGCGCGCCGTCGATCTGCTCGACCCACTCGCGGCCCACTTTGAGGGAGTCGAGAAAGACGAACCACGCTTCGTCAATTTCGAGTTCAAGCAGAAGCGCCGCGCATTGCGGGCAGTGCTCGCCGTGCTCCTCAACAGGATCGGAACAGCGTTCGCAGCGCGGAGAATTGTAATCGTGTTTGCTCATCGTGTAAAAGGCGGTTTTGTGCTATTCGCAGAGAATGCGAAGGCGGGTTTGACGGTTGCGGCGATGCTTCCGGTAAGCGCGCACCAGTTTGGGCACGACCGCGCAGGCGATGACGGAAAGCAGCGCCGAGATGGGGAGCCACAAGAAGAAAAGAGTGATGTAGTAGAGCGGTGACATGGCGGTTACTCTTTGGGGTTCTTGCGGCTGTGCATGGTCTGCAAGGCGCGGTATGCTTTCGTCTGTTCTGCGCGCGCAATCTCGCCTTCGGAGATAAGCCACTCAATAGCAGAAACGACCGTATGGCCGTTGACCATGAGTGCTTGCACCACAGGGTAAAGCGGTGCCCAGCTAGACCGGCTAGGCTTCTGCGGAGGGAGCGCGACGGCAGCACGTTCAAGGAGTTTGGCGATGGGCGTTTTCATGCGCGCTTGCCTCCTTTCTTCTTGGAGGGTTTGCGCGTCTCGATCTTGCTGAAGTAATCAGCGAGGCGCACGTTGACGTAATTGCTAAGGCTGCGTTGCTCGCGCTTGGCAGCTTCCTCGACAAGAGGCGCGATGGATGGACTGAGGGATACGGTTCGGGTCATAGTGTTTAATAAACAGTTTTAGAGTAATGAGTTTAATAAACGCGTCAAGAGTTTAATAAACTTTTGTTGACGCCAATTCCATTGAAGGGGATGGTTGACGGCATGAGCAAACCCACCAAGACAAGCAAGCCATACGGCAGACAGGCCGATGACAAGACCATCAAGTCAGTCTCCATTCAGGGAGACATTGCCAAGCTGGCAGCAGCAGAAGCGAAGAGGCTAGGCGTTTCCTTTTCTGCCTTTGTTGAGGGCGTGCTGAGTGGTAAGTATCGACCGCCTCCCGGTGTTTCCATTGCTATGCTTTCCGCCCTAGGCGGCGCACAACAAAGCGGCTGCGGCGGCGCACTGGTTGCCCTCGCGATCTTGGCGGGCCTCGCGCTGTGCATGCTGTGAGGAAAGAAGGCATGGCATTTTCGGGAATTAAGCCAATAATACCGAAAGCCGCTTTAGGTGACAATAGTAATTTATTCACATGCTCCGCTCTCCTTGTGAACAGTAGCCTAATCACATAATCACGTTGTCACTCGTGCAGAATGTTATATTGTGGCACATGGCCCTCACAAAAACCAATGTGTCGATTACAGTCAACAACGCCGTCCTTGAAGCCTCAAAGCGCGGCGCTGCGCTCGAATGCCGCTCGTTTTCGTCGCTGGTTGAGTTTTTACTTTGGCAGCACTGCCAGACGAAGAACTACTTCCGCGCACGCACTAAAGCTAAGGCCTCGCGCAAGGCTTGAACCTCGGCATGCACATACCGGCGCGCGACCTGCGGGGAATCGTGGTCTGTCACAAGCCGCGCCAGTTCACCGGAGACTCCCGCCGCAGTGAGGCGCGATTGCATCGAGTGCCGGTAGCTGTGAAAAGAAAGCCGGTGCACGATCCGCGCGCCACGCTGGACGGGTAGCGGGTCGATGCCTGCCTTGACCATCCACGCAATGAAGCCTTCAGACACCTTGCCGTTGCGATTGTCGGCACGGTTAAGCGCCCGCAGATTGCCCAGTTTGCGAATCATAGACGCCAGCCATTTAGGGATAGGCAGCACAACAAGCCGCCCGCCCCGGTCCTTCTTCTTTCGCGGCTGGATGGTCAACAAATCGCCTTCTAGGCTATTTGCCGTCGTGTCCAGCAAGTCCTGTATTCGGTGCCCCGTGTGCCATCCAAGCGCAGCCAAAGCCGGCCAGGCGCGATTTGCGCGGCCTTTCCGCATCGCTCGCAGGATAGCGGCAGCATCCGACCGGCTAAAAGTGCCCTTCTCGATAGCCCCGGAGGCTTGGCGGAGCACGCCGGTTGTCGGATTGTTTGCCCGATGCCCGCGCGAAATCGCCCGTTTGAAGATCATCGAAGCAAAATTGAGGTTCGCGTTCGCCGTTGTGCCGCTTACTTTGGCCCTCATATCCTTGTAAAAGGACTGCATGTCATCGACCGTAAAGGCCGACACGGGCGAGGCCATCCGTTTACCGGCCCAGCCTTTAAGCGCCAACAGGTGCGCTTCATACCGGCGCAAGGTCGAAGGCGACACATCGACAGCCTTTAGCAGCTCGTCTGCCACAGCGCCCAAAGAAGGGCAGGGGAGCACGCTTTCAGCCCCAGCTAGGCGCAAGATGTCATTCACCAGTTCCAGCGCCCGTTCCCGCGTCATCGCGCCAGCCTTTGCGGCCCCGCTCGCCTGCTCAAGCTGCGCAGCTATCCCCATCGCTGCCGTTTTGTCCGCTGTCCCGGTAGGCTTCTGCACCCATACCCATTTCCCTTTGTCGGCACTCCACACCCGCAGGGCCGCGACCCATAGTTTAGACCCCTTGCGCTGAAAGATGCTCGCCATAACGGAACGCACAAAAGCGGAATCTTGTTTGGTTATTCCTGCTTTCTTGTGACTTTGTGCATACAAGCTAGCCACACTAGGGGAATCAAGGCCTTTTAGCGCCCATTCAGGCCCACCAAAAACACATGGTGGAGGTAAGGGGAGCCGACACAAGGCTTGATTCTACATGCTTCCGTGAGCATGCGCCACAAAAAAGCGCATAACGAATCACTCTTTTACAAAGTCACAGACTACGAATCGCGAAAGTTGCGCTCGCATCCATCCTGCCCGCTGCAATCATTTGCTCTTGCGTCAGCGCGAGCGACTTGAAGAACGCCGGAAAGGCATCGTAAACGACGAGATATTGCCCGCGCTTGCTGTCGATCAGCGCCGCCAGGGTCGCGTTTGTATCGGCGGGAAGGTGCCCGCTTGTGATCCACGGTTGAAGAATGGCGCCAATGGGGGTGAAGTCAGCATCCACGTGAATCAGAATCTCGAACTCGGTGTCAACGATAAGCTGGCGCGTGCCCAGCAGGTCGTCACGCCACGAAAACAGGTATTGAGTATCTGCTTCCGTGCGGACTTCGGGCGGGCGAGTAAGACCCCATAGCGCGTTGCTCAGGTCTTCGGCGGCGGATGATGGAACGTAAACGATCATGCAAGTGCTGCCGCCCTCCCAGCGGCATCGGTGGCGTTTTGCCAGATGACGAAATCAGAGACCCAGCCTTGCCAAAACGAGGCGGACGTAGTGGTGGCACCGAGGCGCAGAATACTGGTTCCGCTCATGCTGCCAGACAAGCCGGAGCCGGAATGCTCTACGGTGGCATCTACGCGAATACGGGAAGCGCCGCCGTCGCGCTCAAACGAAAGTGTTTTGACGGCATTAGTTGCTCCCGTAGGTGTGTAGTTGATGCGGCCATTAGTTACGGGCGAGTCCCAATAGTTTTGATTGGAAAACAGATACCACACGCCGATTGCGTTGTTAAAGTCTAGCAAGCGATTTGCGTTGCTGGTGCCGGACGGATACCGCTGTTTCACCACCATCTGCACCGCTTGCGCACCGCCAAACGTGCTCCACGCCTGCGAAGATGTGTCGAGGCAATCATTCGAGCCGTCGAATTTCATACCGTAGGGTTCGACCACTCCAGCCGTCACGAGGCAGGTTTGCGAGGCCGCCGTTGTCTGGTCGAGGTTCAACGCGGTTCCGGTTTTCTGGTCATAAACCGTGCGAACAAAGCCATTGCCAGCGCCGCAAAACGACAGCAGCGCCGCAGTGTCCAATGCGCCAACAGATGTAAACCCGATGTCCTGCTCCGTGCTATCACTGCTCCGGCGCACGCGGACTAACGGCCCACTGTAGCTGGACAACAATCGCCGCGAAACACTCCATGCCGCAGCAAGCCCCGACGCATACGCATCCAACGGCCCGCGAAACGAGGAGCCAGAGCGCGCAAACGGCAATCCTAGGGCTGTTCCGATAGCTCCCATTTATTCGAGGTAGAGGATAACCTTTCCGCTCGTCAGCGTGATAGCAGAGCCGCGAATCGGGTAGTAACCGACCGGGAGCGTTTGACCGGCGAGCGTCGCGCCGTCGTCCGTGTATTTGTCGCCTTCGTGGCCCTTGTCGGTCGGGTCAGTGATGCTCGAAATGACGGCTTCAGAGATGACTTGGAAGCCGTAAAACTTCGTGCCCGTGACGGCGGATGTGTTTGGGACTACCTTGTAGCCCTTGGATGCGTGTTCCTTGTTCATGGCTGGACTTTGACGGGGTTTTTTGCAGCGATGCGCTGGCGTTCTTGGAGTGCTTCGATGGCAGCGGCCGTGAAGGCAGCTTGTCCGGCGCTCATCCATCCTTCGGCCGTGATGCCGCCAAAGGTCTTTTGGCCGGTTGCGGTCGATCCGCAGGAGGTCAGAGAGAGGCAGAGGAACAGAGCGATGCAGGGCGTCACGACATGGCGGGCGAGCTTGGACAGGCCAAACTCCGCACCCCAGGTCAGGAGAGCGGCGGCACCGGCTGCGATGGCGGCGGCATGATCCGCGCTAGCACCGTGAGCAGACAGCCAGGTTGCCAGCGAGGCCGTGGCGACCGTGATACCCTTCAGGAGCTGGCGGAATGCCCAGCCGCTGCGGGTCGTGATAAGAGGCAAGAGGACGTTCTTCATGGGTTCGAGGGGTTTGTGAGTTCTTCGGGCTTCTTTTTCTTCTGGAGTGAAAAGGTATCGACCAGCTTCCCGGCGAGCAAACAGCCTTGCACCTTGCAGCCGTTGGCGATCATGGCGACAGTCGAAAGCTGTCCGATGTTCTGTTTCATGCCCTCGATTTCCGGGCCTTTGACCTTGCGCCATTCCTCACACTCAGCCGAGCGCGAGTCGAGGCGCTTAGTCTGGTAAATCAGCGCCGCCACGACGGCAGACAGCGCAGCGAGAACGGCTTGTTCGAGTGTCATGCAGCGATTCGGGAAACCTCCGCGCGCGAGGTCAAGCCGGTTTTCTGCCGTTTTTCACGCAGTTTTTCCGCGCTTTGCCCAAAATTGCGCTTGCCAGATTGTGTTATTTTGTGCGATATAGCAGCACCAAATAGGTTCGCTCGTGCAAGGAGTGATCCGCCCACAGCGAACCGCTCTGAGGCCGACTTCTTGCACAAGTCGGCCTCTTTGTTTTCCGTTCTAGCGCCCCAAATAACCCCTCAGAAGGCCAGTTAAGGCGAAGGAAGTTTGTGAACTCGGCGCACGGTGGATGCAGTTCAGCCGTGCAGAAGTCGCCAGGCTTGCCCTGGGGCTGTGTTGAACTCGCTTGATCCGTCTTTACTGAGACAGCCGAACGGAAAGAGTTCAACGGCGCGAAAGCGTCAAAGCGATGATCCTGATTCCCGACGAAACAGAACGCTTGGCAGTAACCCGGTAACGGGACTGCTTTGCTCCGAAGCCTTCAAGCCCTCTGAAACAGTTCTCTTTTTCTCAACGCACAACCACCGCAAACGCCATGCAAGACCAACAACACCCGCAATACACAATCCAAACAGTCGGCGACTTCCTGAAAGTGCCCGAAGATCGTCTTGCCGCCTGTCTCGAAGAGTTCAAAACGTTCTTGGAGCAAAGCCGCGCCTTCATGGAGATGGCAAATACCTTGGCCGACATTTTGGAAGCCGACAAAAGCCAGAACGCCGTGCAGGCCTATGTCTGGATTGATGACGGCGAGAAGAACGTCACTATCAGAATCAGCCCCAACGACGCATGAGCACTCCACAAACACCCGCGCCCTTTGGCGTCTGGCAACCTATCGAGACAGCGCCGAGGGATGGGACGCCGTTTTTGTGGCTGCACTGGATTACCGTTCTCCACGTTGACAAGCCTGCCACCTACACGCCATCCGTGGACATTCTGCGGCGAGTGTGGATCAACGAGGAGAAAGTCGGTCGTCTCGGAGATGGTTTTTGGATGGGCCAATATGGCAGCAAAAGCGACTCTGAAGTTTATCTCGGATACTGGATGCCGCTTCCGCCTCCGCCCGAAAAAACAGCTTGAATCACATTGTCACACGGGGAGAGTGCGGGGATGAAATACCTCACTGCCGCGCTTTTCCCCTTTGTGGCTTACTACGTCGTTCCAAGCGTCATGCGTGGAGCGGAGGGAGCGCCAGAGGTTGCGGCCCTCGGTGATGTTGGACGGGCGCTAAATGTGGCTGTCGGCCTCATTGGTTCGTTTGTTGTGGCGGTCACGATTGCGGCGGTTGCGCTGTCGCCTATTCGCCCGAAAACAGGTTCTCGACCAGTTTAGCAAAATCGAGGCCAGCGTTTGAAAGCGCCGCCACGCCTGCCGCCGTGTCGTTGAAGAGGCCCAGTGTAGCGAGAACCGTGTTAACGTCGCGCAGGTCGCCCTTTCCTGTCGCGAGGTCTTTGGCTGCGGTCGGTGCCCACTGGACACCTTGGAACATATTCCCCTCCCCAAACAGGAGCGAGAAACCGGGGATGCCGGAAGTGATCGGGGAAAACGCAGATTTCACAAGGCGATCCGCCGACCACATCTTTTCGTCATCGTCTCCGCGCGCTTCTTTCCAGAGGTTTTTCAAGACCTGCGAGAGTACACCGTTCACGCCAAACACAAGGAAGGCGACCTTCGCGGCCCGCGTTTTGTCGCCGCTTTCCAGCGCCCAGCCGAAAAGCGCGATCTTCTGGCGGGCCTCACTCGCGTAAGCCCAGCCGACTTTAGCCAGCGGATTTGTGGAGGTCAGTTCCGCAAGGGAGCGAGTCGCCGACCGCGTAGGCTGCGCGACTTCTTCCGTTGTGCGCTCTGCTTCCGTGTGAGCATACTCTTCGAGTTCGTCGCCCTTGAGGCCCAGCTTTGCGCCCTGCTCGCGGTGATAGTCGAGCAAGATAGCGTAGGTGCCTCCCGTGAAAAGACCGTCCGCGCCAGAAAGCAGGTTGCCTAACTGGCGCGTGGAGCGCTTGATTTCGTTCGGCTTCGTCGCGGTGCCGAGCGTTTCAAAAACCTGCCTCACAATCGGGGGCGCGGACTTGATACGGCGCTGGATAAATTTCGACCTGACGGCATCGCCCCACGACAGATTTCCGGTCAAGAGTTTGCCGAGCCGCTTCAAATACGCTCCAACAGGCATTTGAACGCTCGCGGCTGCAAGCTGCGTGGCTTGCACCAGAAGCGTTGTCACGCGGCCCAGGAGGCCCACAGTAGCAGCGCGGCCCGACATGGCGCGCAGGCCTTCCATGAGGGCAAGGCCCGCCGCTGCATCGCGGACGCCACCTTGCGCAAAAACATCGAGCCACTTGCGAATGACCGAAACGGCCTCCTTGCCCGCCTTGGCCTCGACCGAGTTCATTAGCTCGCGATTGCCGAGCACCGCTTGAGCCTCAACGGCCAAGTCATAGTAGGCCTTCCAATAGCCCATTTGCTTCTTGTGAGCCATGAACACTTGGAGCGCATCGCGAAAGTCTGGTTCCGCGATGGCATTGCGGGAACGAGTCCGCAGACTGCCCGGAGTCAGGATGGAGCCAGACACGGCCGCGCCGGAAACTGGATCGACCATTTCGCCCGCCTTGGCCTGCATAGGCTTAACGAGCAGTGGCGCATAATTGTCATGCTGCGGCAGATTGACGCCGTGCCGTTCGCGATAGAGCGGATTCAATTCGGCATGCTCCGCGCTGTACTTGCCTGACAGCCACGCCATGACGCGGCGAGCTTCCGGCGTTAGCTGCTTTTCGACTTCGTTGATCCACGCTTGGTCATAGCCCCACGCCGAGGTGCGCTTGCCGTTCTCGTCAAGGGTGCCCTCCATGTGGCGTTTTCCATCTTCCTGCCGCCACATCAAGAGCGCGGAAATGGCCTCGAACTGCGAGAGCTTCAAATCGCCCGCCTCGATGGATCGTTGCGACATTTGGAAGCGCAACTTTTCGCCGTCGAGAACCTTCCCGGTTCCCGCCATCGCGGTAAAGAGGCCTTCGAGTTCGTCCGCAATCGCTTGCTGCTCATCTTCGTAGGTGTTCGAGGATTCGCGCTCCGCGTCAATCAGCGCCGTTGCCTGCGCGGACTTGACCCCAAAAGCATAGCGGAGCACTTCCGAGAAAGACGACACCGACAGCCACGCGGATTTGAGCTTTCCGAAAGCCGTAGCCATCCGCTCCTCAGTCTCGCGGCGTTCTTTGCCGGTTCCCGTTTTGCCCGTGTCGGCCTTGAGTTCCGAGCGCACGGCCTCGCGTTGCTCCCTGCGGGCAATCTGCTTTGTCTTCCACTCCATGACGCCGCGCTGATAGATGGCCGTCAGGGCGTCAAAGGCTGAGAAAATACGGCCCGCGTCTGCCTCGCGAATGTTGCCGACCAGTTCAAAGATACCGCGCTCAAGCTCCGCCATCGCCTGCTGTTCTGCCGTCAGGTTGTCGTCATTCGCCAGGGCGTCGAGCTTTGCCAGTTCGCCGACCAGCGTAGAGGCGTCCATTCCGGAGGCCGCTTCCGCGCGCTGCAAAAGATAGTGCTCGTCAGGGCCGATTTTGCCCTTTGCCTTCTTGCCTGCCGTGAAATCAGCGGCGGCTTTCTTGAACAGCTTTTCGAGGCTTTTAGTACCTTCCTTTTTGAGCCACTTATCTAGCTCGCGGTCGAGCTTCCCCACACGGTCTTCGAGGTAGCGAAGCGCCGCCTCATCGGTCGCGATTCCGGCCATTTTGACATACCCGCCGACTCGCGCGCGCACTTCGGGCGGAGCAGCGGCAAGGATGCCATCGAGCACGCGGAGCCATGCCTTAATGCGGTCGCGTTGCGCCTTGGCGCTTCCGGCCTGCTTCTTGGCGTTGTCGGCCCATGCCTGCGCGTCTTTGGTTGCCGCCTCGCTCGCGGCTTTCTTGGCGTCCTTGAAGGCCTGCACGGCTTCACGATGCGCGGTCTTGTCCTTGCGGCTGGCTTCGATGCGCTTGCCGAGTTCAGTCCAAAGAGTATCCGTGTAAGCGTCAGGCAGTAGCCCAGCGTCAAACATCGCTTGCGCCATTTGGTCGGGCATGATGCCGGAGCCTTTCGAGTAAAAGGAAGGCGGCAACCATGGAGCGCCGTCAAAGTCGCCCATCTTCAGGTCAACCTTGTTGCGTTGCAGCGCCGTCGATTTCGACATGAGCTTGCCGTAATCGAGCATCGCCGAGACAAGCGGGTCGTCCTTCAAGTCGGACGGCTCCCATTCGAGCGTTTGCCGCGCCGCTGGCGTTAGGCTGTCGAGATAGCCTTGAACGGCTTCATCCTCCGCCAAAGCTGCGCGAACACGGGCCTCGCGGTCAATGCTGCCTATGGTGCGGATGATGTTCGCCTTGTCGATAAGCTCGTTGCCAAGACGCAGCGCGCGATCCTTCGCGACGCGAGCCATGACAAGACGAGCTTCCGGCGAACGCTGGAAGGGCGAAAACATCGCTTCGACGCGAGAGGCGAAATCGCCAGAGCGGAGCGAGAAAGATAACCGGGGATCATTGGCGTCAAAAGCCCCTGTATTTGGCAAGGCCCCAGGCACAGGTCGACCATCTAGGCGAGCGCGCATCTGTTCGGTCAGCGCGGATTTTGCCTGAGTTGGTGCAAACCAAGCATAAACCGTTGTTGGCTTTGTTGCCGAAGTCGTGTTGTAGTCATCCAATACATTACGAATGATAATGCCATCGTAACCGGCATCCTTGGCCTCTTGAACAAATCGTTCCGTTTCTCGCCAACGCTTGCCGCCAGCATCAATTTCCATGGGGTTTTGAATCGACAAATACAAAGGAATAACCCCTTCATCTGCATTTTGGTAATCAAACGCGCGGCGAGGGTCCGCGTATGTGTTTGCTGGCGCATAATCAGCGGCAGCAAAAAACACACTCCCACGACTAAACGCTTTGAAGCCTTCAGAAAACAACGGGCGCACATCCGGGGAGCCGTGATAAACAATCTTTGGAGAACCGTTCAAATTGACGACTTTTGACCCTTTAAACCATTTGTCGAAATCGCCAGAGCGCAGGCTGTAGGTGATTCGGTCGTCCGCAGGGTTGAACCGTTGAGAAAGCGGAATGACGTTGCCTGCGTCGTCACGGGTTATGGGGTCGGTGGATTTGATCTGATTGGGGTCAAACATCACAACTTGGCGAACATTCGGGGCATCGTCGCTGAACGTGCTAATGCCCGAGAACCCGCCTTTTTCTAAAAACTCACGCCATTTACTAACCAGTTCTGCGTTACCACCAAGCCTTTCGCCAATAAGGTTTGCGGCGCTAGGGGCGTTGCTTGCGGCAAACCGAGAATCGCCAGCATCGAACAGCTTTCCACGCACGCGGTAAGCGCCGACAAACCTATTCACATCAGGAGGGCTGGAATCCTCCTTTTCAGGCTTGCCCGCAATGACGTTGCCATTGTCGTCAACAATGTGATCCTTGATGAAGGTGAAATTATAGTCGCCGTAGGCGTTCGTTGTCCCATCCCAGTAAAACAACTCGTTGTCGCCATTTACTTGAGGAGTAAGCGGATCGCCAACAAAATCAGATGTTACAGGCCACACCTCGCCCAGTAAGTCGAAGGATTTCGGGAACGAAACGGGCGACTCCGCAAGGTTAACAAGTCGCGTTGTCGTGAACTCATCGACATCAGTGATCTCGCTGTATGCTTCCGCCTCCATTTTTGAACGGGTCAGCCAAAATGGTTTGGATATGGATGTGACTTGGCCCGATTCTGTTCCGTGATATAGCTTTGGCGAATCATACCCCGCCGCCTTCGCCGCCTCGTCCACCATCCGCTGTGCTTTCTCCATGTCGCCAGCTTCGACGGCTGCGAGGTATTCAGCATCTTGCGCACGCAGGCTGAAAGTCTCGTTCGCGACAGGCTGGCCGTTCTCTTCGAGGATGCGGACGAGGTTTTCGTCAAAGATGACGTAGTTCCGCGTTCCATCGCCAGCGCCTCGGCTGCCGCCGTCGAGGTAGCGGATGCCTGGGATTTGGCGAGCCAAAGATTCACTAGCCGCCTGATGGGAGCTTAATGCCTGACTCAAACCCAAATAAAACTCAGAAGCGTTAACATCATCTCGAAGGGCTTTAGTGATAAACGCCGTCGAGATACCAGTGCCATTGGTGGCATAAAAAACCAACGCATCGCGCACCTTCTCGCTCTGCTCACTCAGCGGCCTATCCCAATCAAGAAACTCGTCGGCGTCTGGCAGGAGTTCGACGGTGTAGAGGTTGCCTTTGCTTTCGGTTTTTTCTTTGGCAATACGCCGGGCCTCTTCTTTTGTGGCAATGTTGTAGATCGGCACTGCGCCGCGCTGCATAGGCGGAACGTCTTCAATCACTGTCCAAGTTCCGTCACGCTCTAGCCGGATAGTCCACGCGGCTTGTAACATTTCACGGTAGCTCTCCGCAACTTCTTCATTCTCCGCAAAATAAAGCCCGCTCCCGTAAGCGTTATTGCCCTCGCCGGTTAGCAACTTATCCATGCGGAACTTATCGACCTTATGCGGCGTGCCGTGGAAAGCGCGAATGCTGAACGTCGTAGGCCCGACAAGTCGAGCGCCGTCCGGCATTTGCACGACCTTCGAGGCGTCGGCGGGGATGGCGCGAAGCTGATTAAATCCTTCGACCATTTCTTTAAGCCACGGATTCGCCTCGATAATATCGCCGCTAATCGCAAACCCGCCAGCCAGAGCCGACGCGGCATCATTAGCTCCAATCAGTAGCGGGAACTCGTTAATCGGCAGTTGACGCTCGCCAGCATTCCAGCGAGCCACAGCTTCGCGGGCTTGGCGATTGTATTCCGGCGAAATGCGATTTGCCGCGTTGCTCAAATACGCCTCGTTTAAATTGCCAGAAGGCCCCATGACGACGCCAGCAAGGCGCGAGTAGGGCGAAAACATTCCCGGCTTGCGCGGCTCAAAAACACGTTGCGCCACCTCGATGCCGGAAGGCTTGTCTTGCGCCAGTTTTTGAAGGCGCTCCTTGACCTTTTTGGGCATTTGCGTGGTCGCGATGAAAGCGCCGCCCGGATACCATTCGCCATTAGGCCCGATTTCGCCGCCAGACCTTGCTCTCGCTTGAGCGGAAAACGTGTCGCCAGAAGGCGGCATGTTGTCAAACTGCGAATCGTCCACAAAATCGGATGCCTGTTCCGCCACTTCATCGGCGACGTTTTGCGCCTCCTGAGCGGCCCCCTGTTCGTGCTTCAACTGCGAGTCGATGCCCAGTTGCCTTTCAAGCTCCGCCGCCAGATCGTCGCCGAGTTTGCCCGACTTCTTGAGTTCGCCGAGCTTTTGGGCGCGGTTCACGACGGCTTGCCATTCAATCGCCTGCGCGTTCATGGCCGCAGTAAGGCCCGCCTCTTCAACGTGTCGAAGATAGCGACGGAACGAACGGCCCGTTGCCTGCTCTTTGCCAACAATCAAATAGGCCTGCGCGACGTGCGACCATGCTTCAATCAAGTCTTTATTGTTGAGCTTGTCGTCGTCCTCGAAACGGAATAGCTTATCACCGCTCGCCTGCTCGTAAGCGCGCAGCCGTTCGAGCATCCAATCACGTTTCCCCGAGGAAAGCAGTAGCTTGGCGTCGCCTTCGGTCTTTTCCTCGACCAGCGTAAAGACTCCAGCGCCGTCCCACAGTTTGACGGTCGTGCGCAAAACGTCGTTCTTGAAGTTGCCAATTGCGATTCTGCGGCCCTGCGCGTCGAACCATTCGTTTTTGCTCATGCCGAGCAACATCTGAATTTCTTCTTCGTTGCCCTCCATCTTGCCCAGCGTCACAGCGTCGCCCATCATAACGCCCTCATCCAAAACGGCGGCTTGCTGCATGCGTTCCTGCAACTGCGCGTCTGAAATGATGCCTCGCTTTTTGGCCTCGTCGGCTGGCATGGCCTCCGGGCTAATCTCAACCGCAAGCTCGCGGCCTCGCTCAAGATTCTTTTCGAGGCTTTCGAGAGATTGACGCATAAGCGCCGCCTCTTTGCCGAGCTGGTCGCGGAACCAGAACCACCGCGCAGAGCTGGCTTCTTGGTAGGTCTGGAAATCGGCAACCGAGCCGTCGTTATAGGTCACGCGATAGCCGCCGCCTTGCACGGGCAGCATACGCGGAAGTTTGCCGCGCTGTTCGAGTTCGGCGAGGTTCTTGGCCGTGTCTTCCGCAAGCTCGCGGTATTGCGCCGAGAGCCGCTTTCCGGCTTCCTCCATAGAAAGCCGGTCGCCTTTGCGCTGGCTCCACAGTGAGGCCGCACGTTTGACGCGCTCGTTTGCGGAAGGCTGTGACGCCACATCGACAGCCTGCGCTTGGTCAAACCCTACGTTTTTCAGGTAGTCAATATCTCGCGTTGAACGCTCCGAGAGCTTGGCGTCAGCGGCGGTCATAAAGCCGCCAAACACTAGCGCCATCGGCAGAAGCGCCGCCGTCAGTTCAGGGATTGAGTTCCACGCGCGATCTTTGTAAAACTGCCAATCGACCTCCGGAATGTCTGATTCGAGCGAGCCTAGAAGCTCCTGCGCAAACGGCACCACAAAGTTGTCTTGAATCAGTTCTTCTGTTAGCTCCGTTCCAAGTGACAGCGCCGTGTTTTGCGCATACCGGCCCAGCAAGCCAGCACCCACAACCGGCTTGGTAAACCGCTGGAAAAATGCCTGAACGGCCGGAAACTTGCCAAGGGAGAGCATGTTTGACAGGCTTTCGACCGCCGCTTGAGCCGGAGCAGCCGCCGCCCCAATCTGCCGAGCTTGAGCCGCGTCCATGCCCATCCCGACCAAATCACGCCGGTTCTGTTCGGCGAAATCGGCCGTAAAGAGCACGCCAGCGCCCCAGGGTCCGAGGGCTGCGCTTGCCGCCATGAAGGGCGCGACGGCCCCCGGCCCCTTAATCATGCCCGTTTCGAGGGTATCGTTCAACCAAGACACCGTAGGCTTAACGGGGTCGAGCCTGCCCGCCACAATATCTTGCAGCTCCGCCTGCACGTTGCCGACCTGCTCGCGATAATCGCGCTGCCGTTGAAGTTGCTGCTGCTCCTCGACCGAAAGAACCGGAGTCGAGAAACCGCCGCCGCCGTCCATGCTGAAATCGACGGAACGCTGCGAGGCGTTGGCCTGCGCTTCCATGACATCGCCCAAAACGCCCGCTTGCGTGCCGAGCGTCGTAGAGGCGCGATAAAGGCCCCGGTCGAGTTCGGAGAGCATTTGTGCCCAAAAGCCCTTCTGATCGTAGCCAGCGGCCTCGATGCGGGCATTCATGGCGCGATAGACGCTCTTGCGCTGGCGAGGCTTCATCCCGGCCAGTTGTTCGACCATGCCGCCCAGTTGGGTAGCTTGCTCGTCGGTGAACGGCTGTCCGACTTTGAAGTTTTGACGTTCAAGCAACGATAGCAGATTCGCCGCAACGGGCAGGCTGTCGCCGTCCTCTTCGCTGGCTTTGTTGTAGCCGGTCGAGAAAAAGCCGCTGTCCTCTTTTGCGGTGTCGGGATTCGCGGCCTGCCATGCTGCCAAGGCCTTTCCGCTATCCTCGCCCCGCAGTGCGGCCTTTGCGCCTTCGAGGGCTGCTTTCTCGCGCGCTGTCATGCGCTTAACCTCGCTCTGCGCAAACGAGTAAAAGGCGCGGTCGTCGGCCCCGGTTTTCTGGCCTCGCTTGTTCAGGTAATCGTCACGCAAAAGCGGGAACATGCGCGAAACTTCTTCCGGCTGCTTGCCATACACGCGGGACAAAAAAGCCGTTCCGGCCACGCGCGCCCGATCCGCGTCCGGGTCAGTGCTGAAACGCAGGCCTTGCGTAAAGGATGGACTTTGATTGTCCACGTTCCTCAAGTCATCGAACAGCGCCCGAAAGCGTCCTTCCGACTCCTGCGCGGCTTGTTCCTGCGAAGGCCAATCCGGCTCCCCTAGGTCGTGCTGTTGCTCGCGATACCGGCGCAGCACATCGGCCGCTTGAACCTGTTGTTCGGGCGGCAACGAGTCGATTCCTTGAGCGAGGGCCAGGGCTTCATTTTCGAGAATTTTGGGCATGTTTGGAAAGGATGGTATTCAAGTCAGGCACGGCACCGGCAGGTTTTGCCGGCAAAAGCAGCATCGCGGACGGGACGGCCTCCGAGGCAGCGCGGGCATTCAAGGGCACGCGCATGAGCTGCGATGCACGCTCAAAGGCTTCTGTCGCGTTCTTGATGGTGCCCGCCTTGATTTCTCGGCCTAGCGCCTCCTTGACCTCCGAAACGAGCTTCAGCACCTCCGACTTTTTGGCGGGGTCTTCCTCGAAGACTTGAACCTCTTGGTCGGGCTGCTGCTCCTCGACCACCGAGAAAAGGCCGTCACGTTTGAAGAACAAGCCTTTCTCCTTGCGATAGAGCGGCTTGCCCGATTCATCGACTTTAGGCTTTTTGTATTCGCCCAAAAGCTGCGACTCAAAGGCCGCGTTGTCGATGGCTTGAAAGACTTCCGTTGTGCGAACGCGATCCTCGCCCGTGCCGGTCGTGCGTGCCTGCCAGCGATTCCGCAGCGTATCGAGAAAAGGCCCCGAAAAATTGCTTTCGAGGTAGGCCTCAAACTTTGCTCGCGCGAGATCGTCGTCAGCCGTGGGCGTGTAGCTGTCAATTTGAGTAATTGCACGCTGGAAGGCCTCGCCGTCGTTCGAGGGCTGCGAAGTCGCGAGCGTCGCCAGTTCTACGCGGTCGAGGTCGCCCAGTCGCGTATCTGCCTTCAATTCGTCCGCGCTAGGCGGGTCGCCGACCCCGATACGGCGGCGATAGGTCGAATACGCTTCCGCTGTCTGGCGCTTCTCGGCACGCTGCGCAGCCTCTTCGATGTTGAACCGTTGCAAATCAGTGATACGGCCCGACTTCACGCCTTCTGCCGCAAGCTCTCGCGCGCGGGCGGGGTCTGTTTCGGCCAGCATGCCGAGGCTTTGAAACTCCTTTTCGGCGGTCGCGGTCTTGAACCTGCGTGCCCCGTCTTGCTTCAAGCCGTCCGCCTCTTCGGGAAAAATGACGTTAGAACGCGCCATCACATCGACGGCGGCGTTGTAGCCCTGCTCGTCGCCGTTCGCGATTGCGGCCTCCATGCTGTTCTCACCTGCCTTGCGGGCACGGAAAGCGGCCTGTTTGACGGCGCTCTGTTGAATCGAAAACGTCTGATTGCGCAGGAAGCCGGTAGCTGAACGCTCCAAAGCAAGCCTGCCGTCAGCCGTCAGGGCGCGCTTGTCGTTCGAGTCTTTGATTTTGGAAGTGCGCTTTTCCCACTCGCCCAGCCATTTTGATTCGTCCGGGTTTTCCTGCTGCCACTTGGCGAACTCCATGACGGTGCCTTGCATGTCGCGTTCTGCCTCGAATAGCTGGCGAGCGTCGTTCACTTGCGCATAAGCGCCCGCAAGACGAACACCGACCTCGCCCGCATTCATCAAGGCGCGGCCCAGGTCATCCGTGGGCGCAGCAACGCGAACCGTCTGCATGGTCTGGTTGCCCGATTGGAGGAACTGCACGTTCCCGTTTTGATAGCGCGGCGTCATGATCCGTAGGAATTGCGGCGAGGAATGGAGCGCACGACATTATAACCCTGCTGCGCGATGTTCGCGACGCCCTCGATAAGCAGGCCAGACCTGCGTTGACCGAGGGCAGACACGCGAGACGCGGCCCCATAGCGCGAGTTTGTGGCGTCGTTCGCAAGCTGGCGCTGTTCGAGGTCGCCTTGATTCTGCACATCCCCCAGCTCGCGCTGTTGCAGTGTCAGCGTTTCGGCCATGATGGACAGCGGCGAACCTGTGTCGATCCGACCGCCGCCAGCCGCCGCGCGGGCAAGTTGCGTGCTGCGGAAATTGCTCTGATTTTGAGCCATGCGCCGCTGATTCTCGGCAAACTCGATCTTCTTTCGTTCCGCTTCCTGTTCGAGAGCCTTGGCCTGCATCTCGCCGGATTGACGTTCCGCGATTTGCTGCTGCTTGTTGGCGTAAAGGCCAACGCCGAGGCCCGCCACGCTGGCGGCTGCTCCGAGACCTGCGAAAATGGGTGCGAATGCCATGATTTATTTCCCCTCTACTTCGTGAACCAAAATGAACGCGAGCAAGTTAAAAGGCACAGGCGAGGCGTGCCGGACTTGGAAATCTACCGAGTCGGACCAATCGGCCTTTACGTGCTCCATGTAGCGTCCCGTCCGGGTCGTCGTGCTGGCCGCGTCGCCCTGTTCGCGCTCGTAAGGCGTCGAGTAGTCGATGGACTGCCAGCTTGTGCCGTCGTCCGAGAACTCGCCGCCAATGCTCTTGTGGACGCAAAACACGACGCGATTAGGTCGCCATTTTCGCCCCTGCCCCGTGCCGTCATCAAGCATGACTTCAAGCCGCATGGGCTGCACGGTCGAGGTCATGGGTAGGCCGACAATCGCCGTCGATGCGCTTTGTGACAATGTGATTGCACCGCCTGAAACGGTCTTTGTCTCGATCCGGGCACCATCCGCCCACACGGAAACGGTCTTGCCGTTGAGATGCGAAAGGCCCGTGACACTCGTGCCCGATGGCGTGACCTTGAGGCCGCTGTCCACGTAGAAGAAATCGCTCGCGGTGTCGAAGTCGAACTCCTGCGAGGTCGGATAGAAACGTTCAATGTAGCGCACCGTCGAGCCGCCAATCGCGCGACGGACCACGAACCACACTTCATCACGCCCGTTGTCGCCGTAGATAGTCGCGACGGACTCGAAGGCCCCATCGGTTACGTGGCGATGCCAGGCCGTCACAGACTGCGCGCGGTCATAGGTAAAGCCGCAAAGCTCCCCGTCGCCATTCACGGCCCAAAGGGTCGAGTCCGGTTCCGCTGAATAGTCCAAGTCCACAAACCCGGAAGCCCCCACATGCTCCGCGAATTGCGTCATGTCCGAGGCCGTATAGGCGTCGCGGCTGAAATCGTAGCTGAACTCATGGATGCGGCGAGCCTTCCGAACCGGCCAAAGCAGCGCATCCCCGACGAGCTGCGGAGCCTGCGCGGCCGATCCGTTCCGGGTCGAGAGGCGCGTTCGCACGTTTGCGGCCGTCAGGACGGAATCGCTTTCGCCCGTGTTCAGAATCCATTCCTCGCCGGTCGTGCCCACAACAAGGTTGCGCCCAAAGCTCGTCAGCCACTCAATTTGATTTGTTTCCGTGCTCGAAAGCGTCTTGTCGATGCCGTCCGCGTCCTGCGCGCCGGTCAGGAAGTTGTAGAAATCGTCGATGCGACTGCCCCACAAGCGGGAACTATCGCCGTCCACGCCACCGAACCACAGCCGGGAATCATGGAAGGCAACGGAGCGCGGATAAGCCGTGTGGAAAGCGCCTCGATACCAGTTCCGAGTCGGCAGACTCAAAAGCTCGCACGGCGCAAAGCTCGATTCGGGATGCGAAAACGTCGCCGTCACTTCCGTTGCCGAGGTGTGGGCCGTGATCTTGACCAGAATGCTTGTTGCGGCCTGCACGCTTTCGACAAAAAAGCCTTGGTCTTGCGCGGTGCTAGTGGCGCTGCCCATCTCCCAGCGCATGCGATACCATGCCCCGGTTGTCGGCCCTTCGTAGGTCGTTGAGATATTACCGTCGGTCGCCTTCTTGAATCCATAATGCCGCACGCGGTCATAATTCACGCGGTCAATAGACGCTTGGAGGTAGAAATCCCCCAAAGCGATACCCGTTTGAGCGCCCGTGACGGCATTTTGCGGTTGCAGAGTTGAGCGCACAAGCACGTTGCCCGGCGCAAACAGCGGCTCGCTGACAAAAACCTCATTTGCCGCATGCCACGTTGACAAGAACATGGAGCGTTTCGCGCTGCCGATGTCGAGCCGCACAAACGTATCCACATCGCCAGAACTGAAAACCGAGCTGGAGCTAAACAGGCGCAGGCCGGAATCTCCGACCGCTACCCAGTAGGAAGCCCAAGAAGCATGAACTCCGGGCCGAATACTTGCCGAGTATCCGCCTGCATGGTTCAAAATGCAGACATACCGCACGCCCGCAGCGTCCACCATATCGCCCGTAACGTAGTCATCCTCTCGCACCCAAGGCCCGCGCGGCTTGACGACTTTCCACCGATTTGCCGCTAGGTCGGTCGCGAACGTGCCGGAAGTCGTGCCGGAAGTGTGAGCGGTCGCGCAATAGTAGAGGATGCCACTTTGCAGCCTGACGGCGCCAACCGTGTAGGCCGTCGAGGTCGCCCAGTTGGCAACATTGGGCTGAACCGTGATCGTCGTCGTGGAGTCGTTCACATCGCCCATGGGCGGGAAATCGAACGGGAACACTTCGAGCGTCCAAGAGGTTTCCGAGCTTCGCGTGAGGCGTCGAGGGGCATGCGACGGATGCGTGAAGAACATCACATCGTTGATCTGGCAAAACTGCACCGCGAAGATTTGCGCAGCCGTCCAGGGCGTCGCGACTTCGACCGGCGTTCCGCTTGTGATTTGCGTCATCGCGCTGCCACCCTTCCAGAACCGCATGTATTGGTCGCCAAGTTCAAGCACGTAGTTTGTCGAGGTCGAACGCTTGAAGGGAATCAGGCGCGTTGCCGATCCGGCCGTTTTGACCGCTCCGCCGTATTCTAGGCCGGGACGTTTGAACGCTCCGCCGTAGGGTCGCACAACGAAATTTTCGAGCGTGCGGCACCCGTTGCGGTAAATGGCCGCATCCGCGCGACAATCGAGCAGCGGACTCAATTCGCCGCCGTTGAAGCTGGAAAGGAAGGTTCGAGACGAAATACTCATGCGAGGCCGGAGAATCGTGAAGCGTGAAGGCTTGATTGCGTGTGCTGCATTGCCTGCGTGCGGCCCCGGCCTTCGCGCGCATCACGGCCACGGGCATTTGGGAGCATGAGGCGTTCGTAGGTCTGTCGAAGCTCGCCCGACCTGCCCGCAGGCCCGCTAAGGTCTTGCGCGATGTAGGAGGCAAGAAGCGTGGAAAAGGCCGTGATGAACTCGGCCGGGTAGTCCGTCGTCGTCGTGTTTAAGAACGTATAGACCAGATAAACCGTATCGAGGTTGCAGAGAATCAGACCATCCTCCACGCGGAACGGTTCGCCCGTATCCTCCTCGTCATCCGAGGCATCCGGGTCATCGAGCAGCTTCCGAGCTTTGACGCAATCGGAGGGAACGGAATGCTGATAGGCCCACGAAAAACGCGGCACTTTGACAAACTCGCCTGTGCCCGAAGTGTGCGAGCCGCTGAAAACCGAGCCGTCGAGGTCGAAGTTGTCCGCGTCGATCCGCGTCACATACCAGAGCGCGTTTGCCGAGGTCACGCCTTGAACTTTGCGCAGTTCGGAGCGGTCGCCGTTTACAAGGCCGTGAGTGGTCTTGGTGACGCGAATAAGGCCGCTGCCGTTGTTTGCCAGCGCGACACCACTGAGGGCCGTCCAAGTCGTCGTCAGCCTCGCGCGTTTGGCCGCAAAGTTCCACGGCTGCGCAGAAAGGGCTTCCTTCAAGGCTACATCGTAGAACTTCCGCACGCTCACGGCCTGCGCGGTCGTGTCGTTCGTTACGTCGGTAAGGCTCTTGCCTCCGATGAGGCCAAGGGCGAGGTTTGCAATTTCGGTTTGAGTCATGGGAGCGAAAAGGAAAAAGCCCGCCCTGCCGTGTTAGGACAGGGCGGGCCGCAACCACCGCGCAGGCGGGATGAGCGTCCGCCGCGAGGAATTAGCCGAGGGTATAGGCGAGGTGCCAGGTCTGCGTGTGAGCCGCGAAGCTCGTCACAGTCGTGGGCGTGAAGGTCAGCCAGCTTGCGCCCGTCTGCGTGAACGGAGTCAAGAAGGCCGCGCCCTTGGTGCCCGCTTCGGAGAACTCTTTGCGACCGGCAGCATTGCCGAGCGCGAGAGCTGCACCATAGCGGTCAGTATCGGCTTCGTCGCCGATGTTGCCCGTCAGAGCGTCGCCGGGGTCGCCGTAGTCCACAGAGCAGAGCTGAGGGAGCAGGCGAGCACCAGCGGGCAGTTTGAAGAGGTAGAGCACATCCGAGGTCGTCAGCGCCGTAAGGGCAACCGTAACGTCGAGGTGCTGAACCGTGCCGCCATTTTGGCGAACGTTCGGGGAAGCGGATTGATCCGTGAGCGCCGAGTTTTGGGAAGTGGCGTAAGTCGTGTAGTAGTTAGCCATATAGGTAGAGGAATGAAAGGGTTGAAGTTATGGCGGGAGGTTTGAGCCTCCCGCCGTGATTGATTACAGGGCTTCATCGCAATAGACGCGAACCACGCCGGTATTTTTGGCGCGAGTCGCACCCATGCGCTTCACACAGCGGAGTTGCGTCGCGTGGGACTTGGTAGGCAGAACGTCAATGTGAACGTTGCGTTGCAGGTCGGCGAACTTCATCGCGCCTTTGCTCCAAGCGAAGCACTTGCGGACGTTGGAGGCCACGCTGAGACGCTGGGACTTCACCCAGTTAAGCCCCATGAAGTAGCTGATTTTGCCGTCCTTCAGCGCCTGCATGTCGGAGTAATCGCGCGAGGTCAACTCGGTAATGCCGAGCGAGTCGTTCAACTGCTGGGCACCGTAGGCGATGTAGCGTTCACCGTCCGGCACTTCGGCGACATCGAACAGCGCGTTGATCTTGCGCAGTTTGGCGAGCGTCAGACCGGAATCCGCAGCGGAGCCGGAATAGACGTAATCGACTGCGATGGACTGCGCGGAAAGGAACGCGTCCGAGGTCGTGCCCTGGTCGCCGATGTAGCGCGTGGCGTCGAAAGCCTCGATGATGAGGTCATCGACCTTGCGGTTTTCGGCCATCGTGGCGGAGCGGATTTCGTCCGACTGCGGAAGGATGATCTTGCCGAGCTGAACGGCATCATCTTCGTCCCAAGTCCTGATAAACTGAAATTTGCGGCGGAAAATCCAGTATTTGAAGCCGGTGGAGTCGCCGTCCGGGGTCGTGCCCTTGCGTTCGGTAACTTCGGTCATTTCGCCGTCGTCCAGTTCGTTGAACCACGTCGCGCGGCCGTCGAAGGTCGCAGAGGTGACAGTGTTTTTCAGCCGGGACTCCGACTGTTGGTAGGAGTGCTCCCAGTTGGTCGCGAACTCGTTTTCGTAAAAGGAGGTGATTTCAGGCATAGCCGTGAAGAAGTGAAGGATTGAATTTGTGCTGGCCGCTCGCTGTCCTGCGCTGCGTCCGGTTCAATGCTCCTGCCTCTCGGTTCCCCGCGTGAAGCGGGCCGGTTCGGCCGGATGCTTCACGATTGCCCCCTTGTCGTGTGAGGGTCGCTTGGACAACGCCACTGAGGAAACCTTGTGAAAGGCTGTCAAATGTTATTCGCCACAAAATGAAGACCGGCCAGAGCTTGCGCCCTGACCGGCCTACCATGCCCGCGCATTGTGCGCAGAAATCACTTCGCGCCCGAAAGCGCCTTGATGCGTTGAGCCGCCGCTTCCTGTGCTGCCTGCCCCTGTTTGCCTTGGTAGGCATCCGAGGCACGAATGGCCGCGATTTGCTCCGTAGCGGTCTGGCGCGATCCGTCGCCGCCAAGGAGCTTGTCTTCACGCATGAGCTTCGAGGCGCTATGCAGGAGCTTAATCATCTTCGCGTTGCTGCCAAAGTCCGGGTCGTTCACATCGACACCGAGAAGACCAGCCGCTTTGACGGCTTGCTCAAGATTGGCGTTGTAGTCGCCCTTCCATTCGTCTTGAAGCGCCTTCGTTTGAGTCTGGACGTAGGCCTCAACGTCGAGCTTCGATTTGCCCACCTGTTCGCCGGAGAGTTCGAGATGCAGGCCGAGGAGTTCTTTCACGGCAGACGGTGGCAAGTGGTGCTTGTGCGCGACCTGCGCGAGCTTGCCCACCGCTGCGTCATTCCACTCCACGCCGTCCGGCAGCTTGTCAGGCTTGGCGAGGCCGTAATCTTCCGGCTTCTCGGGAGCGCCGATGAGCTTCCGCCATTCCGCGATTTGCTCAGGCGTTGAAGTTTCGTTCGGAGCTTGAACGCGGGTCGAGAGCTTCTTTTCCGCGTTCGCGTAGCTGCCTGCGAGTTCGAGGAAGCCGGGGAAACGGGAAAGACTGCCCGCAAAAGGCTTGTGACTCTCGGGCAGCTTGTCCGTCCACCCTTGGGTGAACTTGCCATCTTGCCCGATGAGTTCGCGGAAATCGAAAGCGTTGCCGCCTCCATCGCCTCCGCCTTGCTGCTGCTGCTGCTGTTGGCCCTGCTGCTGTTGCTGCTGGCCTGCTCCGCCTAGGATTGTGTCACTCATGTTGTTGTCGGTGGTTTGGGGTTAGAATCGAATGCCGCCCTTGTCGTCCTTGGAAGCGCGCTCTTGTTCTGCGAGCACGCGCGAGAGTTTGCCAAACTCCGCCTCGACCTCCTCGACGGTCGGCAGTTTGCGGCCCCTGTAAGCCGCCGCAAAATCTTCGGGCGAGAGATGCGCCTTGACCCACTGGACGAACTCGGGAGTGCGAGAGCCGAGGGCTTCGTGTGTCGGAGGCGGTTTCGGGATCGTGCCCTTTTCGGCCAGGGCGTGAAGATCGGCGATGGTGCGTGGCAACGGCTGCGCTTCGAGTTCTGCGACAGCCTCGACCGGCGTTTCCGGCTCGATTGCCTCGACCGGCTGAACAACCGGCGCTTCAACTTCTCCACCGCCAGAAGCGCCGTCTTGCGCCTCGACAAGCTCAAACGTCAGAGCCGGATTGCCTGCCGCCTTCTTGATTTGCCCTTTGAGAACGGGAGGAATTGCCGAGTAAGAACGACAAACGCCGTCCTCGATGAGTGCGATTTGCTGGCCGTCTCGCAGCACAGCGTTGTTTTTGACTTCGATCATGGGTTTTTGGTGGTTGCGCCGATTTCCGAAACAGCCGTTGCGGGCTTCAGTTCAACGTTGCCGTCCTCGAAATCGGCTTCGAGGGGCAGCGACATTAGCTTGAGAATTTCCGCGATCACTTCGCGATTGCCGTCCTTCTTGGCGGCGAGGTGCGTGTTCGCTTCGTGGCCGGTTGCGAACACAGGAGCGGCGAGCGGGAACTTTGCTTGGAGGTGCAGCCAAACGGCGTTCCAATCCTTATCCGTCGCGAGCTTTTGAGCTGCTGAGCGGACACGGGAGAGCTTCAAGAGCCTTTGCTGTGTCTGTTCTTCGGGCGTCATTGCGCGGTCAGTTTAAGGATTGCCTTGCGGACTCGATCTTGATACTCGGTCCAGATTTCTTCCGAGAACTCTTGAATGTCCTTTTCGTTGTGAGTCTCAGGCCGGAACGCAACGCCTGCGGTGAATCGACGTTTGCCGATCCTCATAATCAGCTTGAAGCAGGTCGCACCCTCCTTGGTGAACTTGTTCAAGATGGCGCTTTGCAGGCCAAACGCCGTAGCGTAATCGCCAAGCTCAAGGACGGCATCCTTGTTGCCGCGCTGGAAATGACGGCTGAAATCGGGCTTAAAGTCGGGGTCGCTCATTCGGGGTGCTCATCGTGGTTTTTTCGGGTCAACGGACAGAAAGGAGCCAATCACAATTCCAAGCAGGACAGCCAGCGCCAGCAATGCGGCACCGGCTGCGGTCGGAACTGGTAGTTCGGCGATCATGCGGCCATGAGTTGTTTAAGCCCTTCCGCGCCGCCCGCTTTTTGGACGGCACCAGCTGCATCGTTGGCGAGTTGCGCTTGTTGGGCCGCTTGTTGCATTTGGGCCTGCATGGCGCGTTGCTGCTGAATCTCTTCCTCGTCGCGAAGCCAGGCTTGCGGCATGCCGTTGGCGAGCGCCATGTCTCGCTGCATGCGGTCGAAATCGAAGTTGTCGAGGATGGCTGGTTGCGCCTGCGCTAGCGTCAGCGTCGATTCCAAGGTTCGCTCTGCGGACATGGTTCGCAGCGCACGAATGGCTAGCGCCAGACGGCCCTGCATGACAACTTTCGGCATCGGCACCGCACGGGAAAGGCGGTTGCCTTGAACAAAGGCCTCTTCAGGAGGCGGAGGCAGTTCGCCCGATTCGGCGAGCAGCGAAAAGACCCGTTCGAGCACGGGCTGAACTTCCTCTGTCGCGTCTCGGCTGAAAGCAGGCGTGATGAGGGTCAGGCGTTCGCCAGCACGTTCAGCCACTTCTCGCGCCGTCATTTGGCGGTCGATGGCGGCGAACATTTGGAACAGTTCGACATGAAACTTGGTTTGAATCGCTTCTTTCTTTTGCTGCACGATCCACTCAGCGACTTTCAAATCTCCCGGCTGATACAGCGGTCGAGGCCAGCGGTCGGCGGGCACGTTTGCGTTGACGTAGTTGATGCCGCGTGCCGTGAAAATTAGCTGCCCTTCGAGTTCGTCAGGCGCTAGCATAGGCGGGTCAATCTGCCTCTCCACCATTACGTCAATCATGGCATGGAGGAAGTTCCCCTGTCGCACTTCAGGAAGCGCCAGGATGCCGGGAGAGTAGCCCCACGGCACCGAAACACCGAGGCCCGCCCATTTCAGATAACGCGAGGTCACAACTGGAAACTCAGTAAAGCCGCTCTCCTTCAAGAGCGTTTTAGACGCCATGCAGACCCAGCAAGAGGCAACGGGCATGAAGACGGAGCTAGCGCCGTTTGCCGTTTCGGGAATGTCCTTCGGGTCGCGCTCGTAAATGGCATGCAGGATTTCAAACTCCTTGGCGCTTTGGCCGTTTTTTTCGGCCTTCAGGGCTTCGAGCATGTCTTTCGTCAAACCTTCCTCGCCGATTTGATCCACGATTTGCGACGGCTTGAGGCGATGGCGGCGATAGAAACCGCGCACCGTGCCGAAAATATCTTCGTCGATGCAGTAGGTGCCAATTGGGAAGGACTCAAAGCGAAGCCTGCCCTCGCGGCGCTCAACCAGCATGGCCGTTGTGCCGTAGCCGCATTTCGTCAGGAGGTTTTCGTGTCGGTTCGTGTAAAAGTTTGTCCCGGCCAGAAGCTCCTGCGCAACGTGGCTGCACTCTTGCGCCCATCGCTTCACGCGGTCGCTGTCACGCTGGCCGAAAGCTGGAGCAAACGCGAACCACTCTTCACTTGCCGAGGTCGTCCACGACATGAGGCCCGCCGCCATCGTCAGCAATGCGTCGCTTCCGGTCGTGTCGAACATCTTGCTTTCGAGGCCAGTGTCTGGCGTGCTGCGAATCGTCGTAATGCCCGCATGCCGAGGCGACAGCTTTTCAGCAATCTCCTGCCAAAGCGCATCAAAGGGCTGGCGCTCACCTTCGAGACGCTGAAACTTCCGCACCAGCTTTTCAGCTTGCTGCGAATCGCGGACGAGATACCGCGCTTTAAGCTCCTGTTGAGGGTCGGTCGCGATCATTGCGGTTGATTCACCTGCCCGAGAATGGTTTGAGCGCCGCCAAGCTGCCCACCTTGAGCACCGGCCAAGATGGTCGAACGCATACCTTTGCGGTTGCGGGCCTGCGAATTAGCGTCAGCCGTGCCCTGGTTGACATCTTCACGCACCGGCAGAGGCGCAGACGGAGGGGCAGGCGGAGGGGCCGGAGCTTTTGGCATCATGAATCCCATAGGAAAGTCGCTTTAGTTTCTCGAACGGCCACAAGCGGGGAAACCCCCGTCGAGCAAAGCAAGCGAATTTTGTTTCCTGCGGGCAAACGCGGAAGAACTCGCGCAGGTCGCCGACTGCTACCCACACGCACCATGCGTCGCCGCTAGGGTCTGTTTCGGCCAAGTTTCCCCACCGTTCCGGCCCCCAAGTCGAGCAAACAAGGCGCGCCATAATGAACGCGGTCGGGCTACTCCACACGCAGCCGTGCTCGAAATGCGCCGCGAGGTCAGCTAGGAACGTGTGACCGGCAGCAAACGGCGAGGCGTAGAGGCGTTCAAGCTCCGCGTCGAGGTTCATTGCTTCGCTTCATGCCGGTTACAGCCAAAGCCTTCTGGCGGCATAAAGGGCACAGTGGCCTCCACGAACGGCGGCGGTTTGATGTCTGGATGCGTGCAAACCACAACCTCGCCCTCCCATGTCATGCGCATTTCCGGCACGTTTAGAACTTGGTGCCACGGCTTCAAATAGATGCAGTTTTGGCAAGTGCTCATCTTGGAAACTGGTTAGCCGATCTTTGCCGGGAATCCGCAGGCCACGCGAAGCCGCTCCATCGGAAATGCTGGGCCAGGGTCAACCTTGCGATCCGGCGCAATGTCATCGTGGCCCACAACGTCGTCGAGCTTGTAGCGCGCGACGAGAGCCTTAGCGGCCTCAATGCAGGCGAGAACTTGCGGTTCCGGGTAGGCTTCCCATTCCGTCAGCGGCCCGCCGTTCTTGTGCTTCGCTTTGACGAGCGGCAGCTTTGACCACCTCGCCGCCAGCTTTGCATTGTCGCCCGCGTTGGCTAGCTCGATGCCGATAGAGCACGAATTGAGGCCGTCGAAGCCTTTCCACTTGGATTTCCCAGCGTGCCCACAAGTCACGTTGAAGGGGCGGCACTGGATCACGGAGCCGTCGCGGTCGATGACCAAATGGGCAGAAGCGCCTTTTGCGTCCGGCGTTTTCCAGAAGTTCACGGAGCTTTGGCCGGAAGCGCCAGATGTGAAGTGAATCACGAGAAAGCGCCGGACATTCATCGGCGATCCGCCCGGAATGCGGTCTTGCCTCGCGCCTTCAATCCAATGGGTATCCGTAATGCTCATGCCCCAATCGGCGAACCTCGCGGCGCGATTGCAAGTCAGATTTTGAACGCCATCCCCGAACTGGCAACCGGCCTGCGTTTCTTTCGCGGCTCATCGTCGGCCGTCAGGTTTCCGTGAAGGAAGCCTTGTTCGTCCGCAGCGCCAAACGTCACCATAGCGTCGGCACCGTGCGAATTGATGTCATGCAGCGGAAGCGCCCGGATTGCGCCAGAGGCCGCTCTAGGCTGCGTGCGGTAATTCGTGAGGCATCCGATACCCGAGGGTAAATCCTCGCTGTATTCGTCGCGCTGCTTTTCTTCCGTCTGCGGGTCAAACCACATTTTCGGCAGGCGGTCGCGCACGGCATTGATGCCGTCCCACTTATCGCCAGCAATAGGCACGGTTATGATTTTGTGATTCGGAACTCCCGCCTCGACAAGCTGCGTCCGGTAGGTCTTGGAGTAGCCCTTATCGCGGTAATCGACATCATGCGGGAAGTAGTGAGTTGAGAACGACAGGCTCATCTCTTGCTCAAGCTGGCGGATTACCTCAGCCGCTCGAATCGCGCCCGCGCCGGTTGTGAAGAAGAAGCGATGCCAGAGGATGTCTTGAAAGACACGCTGCCCGACCCAGCACGAAAGGCCGTCATTCCCGATGTCCCAAAAGCTCCACAGGGGGCGGTTTCGTTCGACGGTAAGCGGCCTGACTCGCCCTTGGGCCTTGAGCGTGACCATGCCGGGGAAGATTTGACCGGCTACGATGATCCGAACGCACTCCTCGGGGATGGTCGGGAACTGCGTCCAAATGTCGTCTTTCTGCTCCGCCCGCTTTTTCTCATACCATGCCCAGCGCGAGGCCGGAAGCTCGATTCCGTGCTTGGCCTTCATCTCCGCCGCGTAGTCGAGGATTTCCCGCGATTCTGGCGCGTGTCCCGCTAGGTCGTAAGACGGATGCCCATACCACGGGAAGAAGTGAAGCCGCCAATCCATGCGCGTCAGCGGCTTGCCGACCATCGAAAGGGCAAGGTCGAAAATATCTCTGGCCGGCGTGCCCTCGCCGCCCTCCATGGTCGTCTCGATGTCGATAATGCCGTTCGCTCCGATGGCGTTCAAGGTGCCTCGTTTGACCTTTCGGGCACGATCCGGCGCATGGGCCGACTGTGGGCCAGCTTCCGACCAGTGTACACGGCGCGGAGTTCCGCCCATGAACGACGTAGAGGCTTCGAGCATGGAGCCGTTCGACCACTTCAGGCGTTCGCTTGTGTCGGTTACTAGCTTCACCTGCGCGTGAATGAGCCGCCAGCACTCGGCAATGACCGGGTTCGGATGCTTCGGGCCGTTCAGCCAGGAGCGGCGGGCAATTTCGAGCTTCTTGATTGCGTCATCCTCGCGGTAGTCCACAATCGCGCAATGCGTATTCGGCACCGTCAGGCACTCGTCGCAGTTATCGAGCACAATGTTCGTGGACATGCCCAGCTTGCGGGCCTTCGGAACAAAGTTCCGGTTGTGCCGGTTCGCGATGAAGGACTCCTGTTCCTGCCGCATCACAAAGGGCACTAGGCCGCCGTCCTCGTCATCCTCGGGCAAGATTTGATGCAGGCTGTTTAGCCGCCAGCGTTTGCTGGACATGCACTGCATGATGGTGGCCTTGTCGATCATGCAGGTCGAAACACCGCCTTAATGGCCTCGTCCAGACCGTCGAGCTTGATGGAGCCGGTGACGTTCACATTCACGCTTTCAGGCTCGTAGTAGGCCGACGCTTTGCCAATCTCGCGCCAGGCTCCAGTTGCGGCTGAATAGTCCTCCGCCGTCTCTGCTTTCTCGGCAATGCCGCCCAGCCGGTCGAGCCATTTGGATTTGGTAAGCTCAAACTTCTTTTCGACTGTCTCGCTGACACCTTTTCTCAATTCTGAGATTCTCAGGACTAAATCAGGCCTGTTGGCTAGCTTCGAGCCTTCGACCTCGGCGGTTCGCTCTGTGCATTTACCGTCTCTCGACACATGCTCAACGTAAGCCTGACTCGCGGGCATGCCAAGAGCCACAGCCTGCGCAAAGGCTTCATGTTTTGCATTTTTGAGAACTGGCATAATGGATAAGGTTAAGCGATGGGCCGAAAGTCAAGGGGCCGAACGTCCGCTAGAGACGACAGACTCGCCAAGGCTCGCTTGCGCCTCAGCTTTTTTGTTCTCTGACTTGCGTTTACCTCTCGGCCTGCGGAGCGATTGAATCGCTAGGACTGCCTCGTTTGTGATG